TGATGATACAGGGTTTTTTGTGGTGATAAAATTAAGAAATGATATTGAAAAGGCTAAGGAGGTTGCCCGTGATGTAAGAAAGGGTAATCTTCGTTCTTTTTCAATAGGTGGACAGGCGATAAACAAGACAAATAAATATGACTCCGATACTGGAAGTTATAAAGAAATTGATAAACTTGAATTGCATGAAATCACCATATGCGAAGAGGGCATAAACCCTGAAGCAAAATTTAACCTAATAAAGGAGGACAAAAAAATGAACACAGAAATAGAAAAGGCTCTTAACGAGTTTAATGAAGTAATGGCTGAACTTAAGAACAGTTCAATCCTAAAAGATGCACCTATGGACACTCTTGAAGAAGAGGAAGATATGCAGATGATGGATGAAATGTCGGAAGATGAGTCCGTTACCCGAATGGGTGGCGAAGAAATGAAGGCAGAATCGGAAGATGATGATGATGTTGAAGAAATGTTAGACGACAAAGAAAAGATGGGCCGAGAAATGAAAGCCGAGTTTGCAGAATTTGTTGAAGCAAAGGGAGAATCTATTGATACTCTTGACCTTTCAAAGACAAACATCGAAAAGGCTTACGAACAATTCAAGGCTGAAAAGGAAGAGGCTCGTGCTTACGAAGTTATTAAGGCTGAATTTGAGGCACGATATAATAACGACCTTGTAGCAGAAGCAGATGCAATTGCTAAGAGCAAGTTTAATGCCGCTGATGCAGTTCTTTCACTTAAGGAAGAATTTTCACAACTCAAGAAATCTCTTGAAAACAACACTATCGCTAAGGCCGCAGAAACCCAATCTGTTGCCACTCAACTTAGTGAGGACTTTGATAACATCGCAGAAATGTCGTGGAATGAAGTTCATGAATTAATGGGCAAGTACAACCGAGGTGCTTAAAATGACAGGATATTATAGAACAATTGAAGACTTAGAGCGAGCGACCTACGGAATTTCCGGTGGAAGTAATAACCTTATGAAAGCCGCCCTTACGGGTATTCATCCTATTCACGATGGCGTGGATGCAGGATTAGACGGAGTTGCTGGTCGTGACCGAAGTTTGTATAACTTGGTTTATGGTCAAAAGGTTTGGTCAATGATTAACCGAGAAATTAACGCACTTTCAATGCTTCCTAAGAAGCCGTGGAAGAGTAGCGGATGGCGAGTTATGAAGGGTCGTTCCATTGGTGGAAACGGCGATACTTTTGAACTTGCTGACTTAGACCTTTTGGGTGGACAGGCAGAAAACGCTTCAATTTCTGGAATTGATGAAATTAGACCTTCTTTCGCAAACCTAAGTCTTTCCCCTAAGACAATTGCACACACCTTCGAACTTTCGGAGATTGCACAACTTCTTGGTGGAATGGATGATGGTATTGGAGATATTATTTCTACCTACCGAGAAGAAGTTGGTATTTCACACGCTGAAGCAATGAACAAGATGGTTCTTACTGATTTAACTGCTAATGGTTTAAACGCACCTGCTGGTAGTGGAAAAGACTACGATAATCCTGAACGCTCTTTGCTTTCACTTTACAAGATTGTTACTACCTTTGCAGAAATTGATGCCGCTTTGGATGAAACTCCAAGAGCGCAAGACAAGCATAACATCTTTGGTGTTTCTCGTGCTGCTACTGGAACTGAATTCTTGGAAGCATATGTGGACTCCAATTCTGGAACTGCTCGTAACTTGACTGTTAACATGCTTAACACTGCTTTGCGAAACTTGATGGCTCGTGGCGGTTCACCAAAGGTTATCCTAACTGGATATGATACAATTCAAACTTTGGGAGAACTCCTACAAGCACAAGAAAGATTCATGGGTCGAACAGAAGTTGTTCCATCCCACGCAGGTATTAAGGGAGTTAAGGGAAGAGAAGTCGGATTTAAGGTTGCTACCTATCACGACATTCCTATTATTCCTACTAAGGATATGCCAACAGGCGGTAGCGGAATTTCGGATATTCTTATCCTTGATACCGACCACTTGTTCTTGTGTACCCTTAAGCCTACTGAATACTTTGAAGCAGGTATGAACACTAAGGAAGTTTTCGGTCACGGATTCTTAGGACACCGAGGACTTTACCGAACAATTGCAGAAACAATGTGTACTTATGTGCGTGGACAAGGCAAGTTAATTGACCTTCAATGAGGTGATTTAGTATGGGATTAAATGCAATTACATTTATCGCAGACCATCTCGGTTCTACTGCACCAAAGGTTCAAGGACATTATTATTATGTTGATTTTATCCTTAATGCAACTAAGAGTGCAACAGCATCAGTAACAACAACAGTAAATTTTGTAGCCGCAACAAACACGCTTACTCGTGCAAGTGGAAATGCTATTGCTGCCGCAACAAATTATGCACCGGGAAGTACAGTTACTCTCGGTTCTACTGCTGGTGGTTCAAGTGATGGTGAAGTTACTGTTATTAGTACCGATGGTGCTAATACTATGGTTGTTTCAGCGATTGGAGCAGATGCTACTGGTGATGAAATTACTATTGTTGGTAATAACTTTTCTCTTGTTGCTTCGGATTTGGGACTTTCCCAACTTAGCCACATTGAAATTTTGGCACAGGAAAACAACTTGGTTAAACTAAATACAAGAATTACAACTGCTGGTGCGCTTTTTACAAATGCTACTGCTGTTGCTACTCTTGGAGAATATTTGGTTCTCACGCCATCCACCCTTTCAACGGGTGCTGTTGTTACAGGTGACTTAGGAACATTTAGAATCCGAGCATACGGACTTCTATGAGGTGAGTAACATGGTAAGAGTAAAAAATACAACAGGTGGAACTAAGACAATTCTTGGAAGTCAATACTTAGGTGGATTGACTTATGAGGTTGACGACCGTTTGTTAGAATTTTTTATTAAGAATAGATTTGAAATCTTGGACTCCGTTGAAACAGAATCTGCACCGGTTGAAGAAACCTTGGTTGAAGAAACCGTTACTGAGGAAGTTGATGAAACGGAAGTCCTTGATTTCTCTTCAATGACTAAGCGTGAAATTCAGGTTTGGTTGAGAGAACAAGGAATTTCTTATAAATTATCCGACAACAAAGCCGCTTTACTTAGTCTAACTGTATTAGAAGAAGAGTAAGGTTTAATACCTAACGCTTCTTAACGATAAATAAGAGGGAAAGATATGCCATATAATTCAACAAAGATAGAAACAACGAATGCGATTATTGCCAAAACAGGTGGTAATTTTGAAGGTATAAATGTTTTTAATGGTGCTACGGCGGCTATTGTTTATATTGCGGATAATATTACTGCTACTATTGCTCAAACCTGTACTTATAATAACGACCCGACAGTAACAGTAGAAGATTCTGCTTCATTATCAGTCGGTGATTTAGTTTTTGGTACAGGAATACCTGCCGATGCTAAGGTTGCATCTATTACAAATGCGACTACAATCGAAATTACAGCACAGACTACTGGTGGAGATACAACTGGCCCAATTAATTTTGAACCACTTAGTAATACTATATGTAAATTTCATGTAGCGGCTAACACGACATATTTTTATCGTGGCTTTAATGTTGTTTGTAGAGCAGGTATTAAAATTGTTTCTTCTGATTGGTCTAACTTAGAAATCTTTGCGCTACACAATTGAGGTGGAGTGCTTGACTAATGTACCAACTTATAACGATACTATACCCAAGAATACTAAGTATAGTATTGATATAGCAAGGCGAATAATGTTAGCCTATATTCAAGATGAAAGTATTAATAAGAATAAACTACCTTCATTTATAGGCACTAATCATGAAGGCGTGAGAGGTCTTATTGATTATGATGATGTAGAATTTGACAAAATTAATAAAACTGCCTTTGAAGATGTTTTAAATATGGATTTAAATACCCTTTACGAAGGGGATAATTCACTATCAAGAGAATTAGTCGAGGACTTAGGATATAAGGAAAGAGAAAAACTAACAGTAAAAGATATACTTGAAGGTAATGCTTTAAATTTTTATTCCGTATTAGATGTAAATGATGAAAATGTTATGAGGGCAATTGGTAAGCATGGTTATAAACAATTTATAAAA